CTAAAACGTATTAGTCATCGCCAACGCCACACCAGAATACTGGTATGGCGCTTCGTGTACTGACTGACTGCACAAGGACTAGTGGGTTTAGACTCACTAGAACTTTGTCGGTATTCATCCGGAGGCGACTGATTGGGACTTGTAAACTCCGCAAAATAGCGAAGTAACTTGTTCCAGCCAGGAATCTCTTGATGGACGGATGTGGACTTCTCAACCCTAACACGGATTTGGCGCTTCTGAAGCGCTCGATTCGTGCGGGTTTTGAAGTCTGTATTGCGAGCAGCTGAACTACGCAAGCTTGGACAGGTCTTTCCGACCAAATCCTCGCCGGGAATGGGGCCATAAATGGCCTCTAACTTCTCTACAATATAATTGTATGTGTAGTAATAGCGCTTATCAAACAGGTGGTTAGCATAAGCTATCCAGCTGGTGTAAACGTCAGGACGAGGGGTGACGCTCCACATGGTTCTGAAACGAACCGGGGTGACATTGATGCCTTGGAAGGCATCGACACCACAGGATTCCTTAAAGGATCCTTGGATACAACTCTTAGTGCGGTTGATTTTCAACCCAAACACTTCGAGGATGTTCATAGCGCTCACAGCGAAAGCTGTTGGGACTATGACGTCGTCACCATACACAAGGATACTCTCACGAGTATCCGCGTCAGGTGCGCTTGCAGTGAGAATAGCCCAGATAGTTAGCGCCATGATAGGAAAGCATAATGCTGACCCCATGGGCGCAAACTTTCGAAGCGTTAACTTCTCACCGTTTGGCAACACTGTAGAAACACTCCTAGATGCATCTAGAAACCGATGAAGGTGTTCTGGAAACAATAGGTGAACTAGACTAACAGAAACGCGATCCGAAGCCTCTTTGAGGTCAAGAGTCGCGTACTTACCATTGAGGGACCCGAGTAGGGCCCCACATTGGTTAGGGTTCTGATTAGTAAAGAAGACGTTATACCTCGTGAGAGGATGCGTCTCCACCAACTCATAAATGGCCTTGCGTAATCCTTGTTGAATCCATTGAAAATCAACGGGTTCACAAGAGATTAAGCGAGGACCGCGAGAGTCCTTCGGCACAAGTAAAACTTGTGCCGAATGATCCGTATCTGTGACGAGTTTAAACTCGGCATAGGAATCACAAACGTGACCAGTAGATGCGCAGAAATACGCATCAAACGGGTAAACGTCGGTGATACGATGACTGACATTAGTCCACACAAACTTGGCCCCGAGGCGCTGCTTTGTAGCAACTACTCCAGGACCATGTCGTGGTGTTATGTCGTGTCCATCGAACAGTGCGAATACTTCATTCAGAAGTATGCGCGCTTCGCGGACAACCCGGAGTTGATTGGACTGTTCAATGTGCCACTGAGGGTCTTTAAGATCCCCTGCAGCCATTGGACGCCGTCTCGTCCGGTTGAACTCAGTTGACATCCCGTGCAAAACAGCAAGGGAAGTATCGACATGAATAAGATCATCCTCAGTTTTAATAAAACTGGAGATGACTTGTTGTGTTTGTGCTTCTGTATAGGGCAGTTCATACTTATAATATGAGTACAGAACTTGTCTTAATACGCTGACGCATTGTGTGTCAGGGCTAGGAAGGACCTCCCCACTCGGTTGGAAAACACGACTGAAGAACTCACCGAGAAATCTCGGAAGTTCAGAGCCAGCCATGGTATCAAAACCATGAATTGCTCCTGTCAGCTTGTGTTCACCTGCAAGTGCCTGATCAAGGCATTTGCCCAAACGAGGCAGGGTTTTCGAAAGAAAACCCAACCCTTCCGAACGAACTCTATCTCTTACCTTTTGACGGGTAAGTCGTAGAGCTCGAGCGTTGAAGTAATCTCTACTCCAAGACACGTGAGCGTCGTAGAGTATGTGTTCGATGACTATATGTTCATCTAGGCTCTTATTGAGTACCATAAGGTATCTCTCCTAGAGCATGCACAAACTCCTACGACCGAACGAGAAATGATATGACATCTGTAAATAACAGAAATCAAACCACTGTCCCTGTGTCCAAAACAGTCGCATCGCAACTATCGATGATCGTAACCTTGCAATCGCAAGTACGGTCACTGCAAGCTGATTATGCGTATCTGCTTAATGCACACAGAAGACTAAGAGCAGCTGTGCTTCGCACCGCCGAATACTATGTATTCGACGGCGTAGAAGCAGAGACAAAGCTCGGCGTCCTCCTCGGAACTAGTTACTAGCTCCGAAAAGGAAACAAGGATACATGTGCTGGTAAGTGTATCTAC